TTCACTTTGTGGTTGCGACTACTGCCCTGCCGCCGCTAGCTGTCCCCTTTTGCTTCACCTTACCTTGTCCGGGTTTCTTGGGAGGTGCGCCGCTTCCGGCTTGGCCTGGCTTGGGACCGGGCTTGTCTCCCGGCTCTGGGGGAGGAGCAAGGCCGAGCGACAGTTCGAGCTTCGCGAGCTTCGCCTTTTCCGCCAGTTGCATCTTCGCCCAGTTGAACACCTTCTCCTGAATCGTCGCGCCGTCAATCGATCCCCAGTTGGGAAGATCGAACTGATTCGCAATGGTCTCAGGATCGACCGGCACACCCTTACCAAGCAGCGCCAAGAGGTCAAGCCTCTGCTTCGCCTGCGCGATGTAGTGAATCGAATGCGGCGTGATGAAGAACTTGAGATTCTTCGCGAACGTCTTGGCGCGATCAAAGACACTGACACTCGAAGGCATCGGCTCGGGCTGTCCGTTTGCCCCGATGCGCGTCGTGGGCTCACCTGGCATGTGCGAGGGAATCACCATCTCCGGCGCGTAATCGAATACCTCCGGCGCTATCCCGTCCGCGCCCACGATCTGCATCACCTCGGCAACCGTCATGTATTGCAAGATCAGGAATTTCACCATATTGCCGAAGTCTCGGAAGCTGCGCTCCATCGTGCGCGACGTGCCCAGCACTGTCGGACCTTCCGCGTCCAGCAGTTTTTCGGGGTCCGAGATATTGCCACGCAACTTTTCAAGCGCCTTGATCTGGTCGTGGCCGAGTTGCCGCAGAATCGACGCCTGCAAGAACTCGACCACCTTCATCACCCATTCGGGAACGTTGTAGCACCACTCCGGCATCGGAGGCCGTAACACCGGTTCTTTCACTTCGCCGTCGATGCCCCATGTCACGCCGGGGTCGAACGGGTCCATGCCTTCTGCCTGCCGCGATGTCAGCTTTCCTTGCTTGTCTCCCGTAGTGATGTCGATGTTATAGACCTTGCCAGGGCGCGCACGCGCCATCGCTACGCGATAAACCGAGCGCACCAGGTCATCGATTGCATCCTGAGTGTTCGCAGTCCCATTGAAGAGCGAGTACCCAGTCGGCTCCCATGCCCACTCGTCGAGATAGAACGGAACCAGCGGCACCATGCCGTGCCAGTCGAATGCAGGGCCGTCGTACATCAGCGCGTTCTCGCAGTGAATCAGCAAGCGCCTCTGCGGATACACGCGGCAGTCATCTTCCGTCGCCGTGCGTTCAACTTGCTTACCACCCTCGAAGCGCATGATCTTCTGGCCGAGATAGGGAACCTTGTAGTACCAGCTTGTCCCAACCTCGCCCATCTCCAACTCTTTGCCGATGGCGTTGCCTTCCTTGTCCAGAATCGGCTTGCCCTGTTCATCGACTTCGCCGCGGTTCACCCGGAGATCGAGCACGTAGGAATAATAAAGATCGCAGTTGCCGGTGATTGTGATGACGTCACCTTGCCGCATGACCCACGTTCCTAGACCAGTGGTGGGACACCAAACCTCTCCAGTGGAAATTAACTTTTTCCTGAAATTCTGGAGTCCCCTATATGAGTTTTGAAACAGCGTGAATCTCTGGCATGGACTTTCCTTTTTTACATTGGTTCGCGCGGAAGTTGCGATACCCTCAAGAGCACACGCTAGTTTCATTGCGTCATAGACAGGGCCGGGATTCTGAGAGAATTCAGTCGTTTTCCATTCAGAATTCTCGGGATGAACCCGCTTATTCCCCTCTCCGTAGAGCATCCCTAAAATGAACGCTCTCCTCTCGCCTGAAGTCATCTTCAGGACCATATCCACGCCCTGACCGCGATTGAGATACCCGTCAACTTCCATAACAGGTAGACCCGGACCATCTGGCGCTTGGGCGGACTGCACCAAAATAGTTTTCTGTTTGGTGCATTCATCTAGAGTCAGCAATTCTGGTTCCTTTTTATAGGAGTCCTTTTTGTATTTCCCGGTTCTCTTCCTAACTACCCATCGATGATCCTTGGTGCATCTGACGGTAAATCCCTTGGTGCCGTACTCGTAAATCTCCCTGCCCTGAAACAGATTTACGCCTTCCAGAGTTGTCCACTCACAAAGCTGCGTGTCTCTGTTGTAGCCCATGACCTCTTGACCGACAGTAATTTCGTTGTATTTCTTCCATCCGTCACGAGTCAGAATTTCCGAATTCAAAGGTACGCAGTACTGCTCCAACTTGCCTTCGAGCTTGTGCATCCGCCAGCGATTCTGATCGTAGGCCCGCTCCTCGCCGCCGCCCTTGGTGCGCCCGTACCGCTTGTTAGCGAACGGCGTCAGATGCTTTTGGTAATCGGGAAAGCGAGAGTGCGCCTCGGCCACGCCCATCGGAATGACCAGCGTCACGATGTAGGCTTTCTGATAGTTCTTATCGCGGCCTAGCTGAATCGGAAGCACGTCGGGCTGGCCGAGCGCCTGAAACACGAACTCTCCGTCGCCGGCCCCGTACATCGACCGCGAGTAGTACGGGTAGATGAATCCCGCTCCCGACACCGCCGCATATTGGAGCGCATCCTTGATCGCCCGGTCAACGAAGCCTTCGAGATAGACAGCCTTCGCCACCTTCGACATCATGGCCGATTGCGCTTTGAACGATTTGTTGTCGGTAGAGTATCCCCAGTAGGGGCGGATGTCGGAAAGCGTTTCGACGATTTCGAGGATGCCGCGTTTCAGGTCGCCGGTTGTGAATTTCGACCACTTAGAGGATACTTTGGACCCCGACTTGCCCGCGAGAATATCCATCGCCCGCTGCATGTCGGTTGTGTTGCAGTTCTCTTGCTGCCACGCGATGCCCTGAGACACGCAACGCTTGAGGAAGCCGAGCTTGGCAGAATCTTCCGCCTCAAAAAACGGACATTGCCAGCTTACTTCGCTTTCACCGGCCATCAGTTCACCCTCGTGCGAGGCGCATCAATCGGCGCTGGAGTTTCCTGCATCGACGATACACCGTAAACCGTGTTTTGCTGCATCTTGTGGTCGCGCTCATCCATCAGGCGCAACGACTCGCGGATGAATGCCTTCTCCCACTCCTTGCAATCCGCAGATAGAAGCCGCTGCGTCAACCGGCTGCGAGCCGCAAGGTAGTAATCCCGTCCACGATTGTAGATTTTCTCGACCAGCTTCTCGTTCTCTTCGTGTTCCTGAGCGTTGAGCTGGGCGAACACGCGGTCCATCTCTTTCGGGCTTACCGTCTTGTGCCGGTTGAACCCGTGGCGGCGCGGTGACATCGGCGAAGTGAGAATGACGCGCTTCGTGAAAGGATTCTCATCCCACCACAATACTTCTTTGCCGTTCTCGTAGGCCCAGTTCTCATTGGGCTTTTTCGCGCCGGGGAGAATAATGAGGCTCATAGCTCGGCTCCGAACATCTCTTCCATCGTCGAGTTGATCCCGACTGGATAATTCATATTAAGCTCAATTTCCTCTTCTTCGCCCTCGAATTTCGATTGTACGCGCCGGGTCATCGATTCTGTGTCGTTCAGGATGATGTAGGAAATGCCGTCTCCGAAGATGCGATCATCGCGCTTGCCGTCCTCGTGATCCCACCGTGTCTTACCGCTTTCCGTCTTATCCACCTGAAACGCCGGAATCTCCTGCTTGAGCAAAAACGGGTCATTCACCTTGCGCCAGTGGTTTTCGACTGCCGTCTTGTACATCGATAGCATGAAGTTGCGGCTCCACTCCGTCGTGTACCAGCCGAGGCGCTTCGACCTCTTCTTGTCGGCCTCCGGATTCCTGCCATCCAGCCGCGAGAAGTGATACAGATTCCGCTTATTGAACCCCATCGAAAGCATCTGAATCTGCGGCGTATCCCCGAGCCCGTACACCTGCTCGATACCCACAATCGGCTCGTTGCCCTCCGGCATCTCCGACTTGTAGAGCGAGACCAGCGCCATGATGTACGGGTGAATCAGGGACGGGTCCACCTTGTTTGACCAGAAGCACGCCGCCTGAAAGTCCGGCTCATTGCCGTAAATCGACTTCGCGTTCACGCTGATGTACGTGCCGTCCTTGCCGGTCCCGCCTGAGTTGTCCACCCCGATGCCATAGGTGTATCCGGCCTCCGGCCACTTGAAAATGAGGCACCGCCGCTCGGCCTCGAAGATGTCGATGCCTGATTCCTTTGGCTGTTTGAGTGGCACAAACTCCCACCAGAACGTCTTTTGCACGCGCCCGCGAAGGTCCGTGATATTGCCGTCGTAGCTGACCCTGAAGGGTTCGACACTGCGATCAATTTCTGTTTCATCTGGATAATACCTCTCCTGAATTTGCTCACCGATGATCGACCAGACCGTGTAGGGAGACCGGGTTTCTTCCTGCTTCTGGACTTCGAGAAGATTGAAGACGAGATCCTTTTTCGGGCGCAACGCCTCCATGTCGTCCATCGGCATTTCCTGATACCAGGCGTTCTCGTCTCCCTTGCGCCGCGCTTCTAGTAGCTGTTGCTCCCAGTAGTAAGCCTGAAAATCCTGCATCCGCCAATCGTCACCGGCGTACTTCCTGATGAGCGGAGTCTGATGCACGTAGGCTGCCGCCTTCGCCATCATGCGGCGCGTCTCGCCCAGGGGCTCCCAGTCGCGCGGCACGGGGTGCTCCTGCCTCCATGTGGGCGTCGGGAAGAGGTCAATGGCGATGAACCAGGGGAAGAACACCGGCTGCAACCTGGCCCCGCCAGAGGCCCAGTAGTCGCGGCTCGAATACCATGTCCGCGCCCACCAGTCCGTGTTCCCGTTGCCGGTCGATTCAAGGATCATGAACGTGTTGCGCGTCGGATGGACCGCGTTGAAGAGCGACTTTTCGATGACGTTCGATGCGTCGGGGAAAGTGGACACCTCGGAGATGTGAATGACCGATGGCGTATCGCCACGGGCGATCCCGGCCGCTTTCTTGCCGGAATAAATTGTCAGGCGCGTATTTGTCGCGGCGAACGCCTTGAGCGATCCGGCGCGATCGGAGGTGGGATTGGCCTTCATCCAGCTAGGCATCTCATTGAAGGCGAGCTCCATCATGCCGCCCATGCGCTCGCCGGCGTCCTGATCGTAGGAGGCCACCGCCGCCTTCACGCCGATGCCGAAATTTACCTTTTTGGCGATGGCGCCCTCGACCACGGTTGAATTATGTGAGACGTACCCGTTGGCGATGAATGTCTTCGTTGAGGTTTGCAGATCAATCATGCGCTGATGGGGAAGCATTTCGGCCGCAATGATGGTTCGCCATCCTCCGCCTACTTTTTTGCCGGGAAGTTCTTTGCCATCCCACCACTCCTGCGGGAATCTCACTGGACGCGTCTTTCCAATCAACCTGATGATTTGATCCAGTCGTCCAACAATTAGCCTATGCACAGGTTTATTGCCAACGCGAGTGCTATTCAAGACATTCCGATTGTCTATTTCTTCGCGGAAGTTGTACCCGTTTTCGGCAAGATATTTTCGCGCTCTACGAAGAACGTTGCCCTCTACCTGATGCATCGTTAGTTCCACACCGGCGCGAGTCTTTGGCCTCAAAGTAGCCTCACCGTCAAGGAACCCACCGAACCATCCGTCCTCGTAGTCAGAGTCAAGCCACTTCTCTGTGATAAATCGAACAGAATCCCCGATGCGCAATTGTCTCGTTTGCTTCCATGCCGTCTCGGGACTATTCCGGCATTTGTTCGCCAACCATCTGTGCGAGGGAGTCGATAGTAGAACGTCGCCGTTCTCGAATGTAAGCCTGAAAGCGATCTCCAAGACTTCAGTCTTTGCTTCGACAATTCCCTTGCGCATTTTTCGTCCGGCACCTTTTCCTCCGGGCGGAAATTCATCGACAGCCAAAATTGATTCGCCTATCTTAATCTCCCCAACAGGGACCCATCGCAAATCAGAAGTTAAAACGGGAGTACTGGGCTCAAGGCATGTCCCTTGCTGCCTGGCTTTAAGTATTTGCTGCTCGATCGGCAACCCAGCCTCTTCGCGCTCTGCCCACATGTCGATAAGCATGGCCTGCGAAAAGCGCGGGTTGAAGCGGATGATGTTCGAGTCATCGTTGATGTAGAAGTAGCTCTCGAACCAGTAGCGGTCATCGCAGGCGCAAATCTGATACTCGTTGGCGATCCATGCAAGCTCCTCGGGACCGAGCGCATCTTCGACATCGGTGTTATCGTAGATGGATTTTTCGGCGAGAGCTCTGAAGTGGGAGTTGAACGAGTCAATCTGTGAAATGGAGTGGTACTCGGGTATCCAGAGGCCGGTCTCGGACTTCGCCGACGCCTCGGAGAGAAGCGAAAGCTGTTCGGTAGCCAATCGCTTAGAAAACACGGCTACCTCTCGAAGACCATCGGTCGGTTCGCGTCGAAGTGGATGTGATCGGAAGCCACGGTGCGCGGGGCATCAAGCTGCTTCGGGTTGGTGATGCCCACAATCTCCTTCAGGCGCTCCTCGGGGTACTTCCATGTGTGGCCGGCTTCAATTGTCTTGGGTTCCTTTTCGGCGGCGTTCACCTGGATGGCGATCTGCGACCCCTTCGGAATCGGCATCATTCCGCTCATCTTGTGGAACATCTCCATCGCGCGAATGTCGCCGTTCGTCTTGCCCACTACCGTGTTCGCGCCCAGGTCGAAGTCGTAGGCGGTGATGGGAACCTCATCCGTTGCGGCTTTGATGGTTGAGCGCATGACCTTCGGCATCGCCGATGAAAGCAGCATTTTGGTTTTCATCTGGCCGTGAAGAAAAAGTGCAGTCTGAGCTACCTCGGCAAGCCTAAGAGAAGACAATCCCGCTGCAAACGCAACAGATTCGACTCCGAGCACTTTTCTATCGCTCGCCGTAAGTTCGTCGTAAACACTGATGAACGCCTGCGCGTCGTCGTCGTCGTGAGCCCGCAGCGCCTCAAGTACATGAGCGATTCCTCCCTCGACTCCTTTGAGCATGGGCGTGATGATCGGCTCTTTTTCCGGCTCCCAGTCTTCGTCTTCATGGTCAACCTCCCATCGCGCTTTGAGGCGTGCGAGCGCGGCGGCAGTTTTCGCCGCATTCGATTTGTCGCGCTTCGGTTTGAACTTCGCCGGTGGCATCGCTACCTCGTTTGAAGCCCGTAATCGGCTACCAGATCGTCGCTCACGTCGAACTTGCCCTGAAACGCAGGAACGTCCATGTTGGCGACGCGCGGGTACGACTGCCCAGCCTTCAGCTTCGTCTTGTACCTTGCCGCGGGCACCATCTTTTCGACAAGCACGCCGTTTTCCTCGACCTGGACCGGCATATCCATGCCGCAATCTTCCCTGACCGCGTTCGGAGGCCGCACGGGAATCTCTACCTTGATCTCGACCGGGCCACCGACGAGCACTCCCATCCCAGCGTTCTCGACGTGAAATTCGTCGGTCAGCGGCGGCGCGAAGCTCATGGCAGGCTTGAATTCCACCTTCACATCGGCATCGGCACTGTGGAACGAAATCTCAACCGTTGCGCTGTACCCGTGGTACGCCTTGTGCGAGTGGAAATGACCGTGAGCGCAGAGGCGGGTGTAAATCTGGCGCAGCAGTGGGTCCGGGTCCGCGAACTGCTTGGACAGTTGCCGATGGACGCGGTTGAGCAGCGAGTCCAGAGCCTCGTCTCCACTCAGGCGCTTGGCTATCGATTTTTCCTTGGGCATGGGATTCTCCGTTCACAGCTTGTGCGATCTGTTCCCAGTAGCGAATCCTCTGGGCGTAGAGGTTGAGGAGCTTTTGCAGTGTGCCGGACTGTGGCTTTCTGAGGCCCTTTTCGAGGTAGCAAATCGTGGTCTCGGACACCCCGCACATGGCGACAACCGCGTTCTGCGTCAATCTGGCCCGCTTGCGGAGGATTCGGAGCTTTTGGCCTGTGATGTCCCGAACGGGAGAGATGTCATCCATGAACCCAAATATTACCACCAAACCCGGTCCCGCATGTCCAGACAGAGATTTTACTAAAGAGTAAATAGTCTCACTTACACTCAAAGACCTTTATTTCTAGCCTATGCGGTGCTGGTGAGGGTGATGGGCAAGGGTGTGGTTAACCCGTTTTCACGAAGTTAGCCGCACTTTAGCCGCTGGCTATCGCCAAGCGCCTTTTCCCATGCGTGGCCGGAGCCGGGCGACGGGCCAGAGTCTCCCCTGGGGGCGGGTTCGTGCCGTGGATGGGTTTGACGCCTTAACCACCACGCAGGCCAGCACCGCTGAACCCGCGCACTCAGCTTATCCTCGCGGATTTAGGCGATTGGTCCCGATTCTACCAGCGGTCCACTGACGCTCGAACCACGTCTTCCCCCGCCGCCTGCCTTTCGTGCAGGATGTCGAGGCGCACGAACTAACGGGGAAACTTTCGTACCGAATTGTCGGGGAAATTTCCATGAATGTGAGCGGCGACAGTTGCAATTGAAGCACAGGGGGGATATTCTGTCAATGCGGGGCCGTGGGCTGCGACACATCCCCGTCGCTCCCAGTGGCCTTCCAAGCCGTCTCGGGAGCAGCCCCGCACCTTTACCCCAAACACAGGCAAGGCCCCGGTTGATAGCCGGGGCCTCTTTTTGTCCGCAGAGCAGGAACCGCTGATGCGGAGCCGTTTTAAGCGAACGCCACCTTAATGGATGACAGAACCGGCGTGGGCGGTGGCACGACGGGGATCGCCACGGTCACCGTCTCGGTGTCGGTGAGGGCCAACCCTTCTGCGGTGGTCAGCGAAGCGGTGATGTTGGCTGTGCCGTTGGCGACCGCGGTGGTCAGTCCGGTCGTGGGATCGAACGTCACGACAGCCTGCGCGGTGTCGCTCGAAGAGAGCGTAGCTGTGGGCATGGTGCCGGTGAATGGATTGCCTAACTGATCGAAGCCAAGAACTGAGGCTGTGACCTGCTGGCCTGCGGTTGTGAGTGTAACTGGACCTGCGACTGCTGCCATAGTGTTCTCCTGGAACCGGATTTGGATGGAGCTGAGGATTGGTGGAGCATCTTCGGCTGCGATGATCGAGAGCAGGCGAATGATGATCTTGTTCTGGCAGATCAATTCGGAAAGCTGATGGTTTTTGATCTGCTCGGGCTCGTGGTGATGAGACATGCGAATATCCTACTCTGGTTGGATGCGGAAAAGTGTTACGTTCTGCTCACAATTCCTTGAGGCGAATCTTACCGTCGCGCTTGTCGATTAGTTTGGGAATTACGTACTTGACTCCCTAACGCTTTCTGATCGTTCCGGTTTCGATCAATCTCTGAATCCAGTGTGCGGGGCAGTCAAATTGCAGCCGTTTGCCCCCATCGTAGTCGTTCAAAATCCCCGCGTAGTGG